AATGTGATACTATTAAAAGAGGATATTAGAATAATTTTAAAAACCCAGTAAACACGTGGTTTACTGGGTTTTCATTTGCTTAAAATTATCAAAAATCGTTACATTTCGTTACGGTAGCTCACCCGTGGCTCACCCTTAATTAGGTCATCGTAGGTCGGTAATTTATTCACCGCCTCTACATATTGATTCGTAGTCTTATGCGTGTAAATGTCTTGTGTGATATTGCTGGCAGTGGAGTGGCCAACAATATGCTTAACAATAATTTCCGGAATTTCTGCATTACTGCACAGGGTGATAAACGTGTGTCTCGTATCGTGCGGTACATGTTCGCCCAAGTTGAGTTCTTGGCATATTTTAGTAAAATGAGTACGATATATGGTCTTACTAGGAGATTTAAATAACCTATTGGAGCGTTTGAATAGCGCTTCGTTGTAGAATGCCGATACAATAGGGTAAATACATTCCGCTATTGGTATGATTCTACGTTTACCTGCGTCCGTTTTAGATCCCCCAATCATGTATCGTTCTTTTAGATGCACATCCTCGATTTTAATACCGTATAATTCAGAAATTCTGAGTCCTGTGTAAATATAAAGTAGCAATATTTGAGCCGTACGCTCGTTTTTATGCTCCCATAGTGTACTTATATGGCTCGGAGTAAAAACTTTCGCTATGCGTGTACTAGGGGCATTTTTTGAGATTATAATATCGCGCATATAATTCTTTGTTAACACTTCATGCTTTATTCCGACATTCATCACACGAACCAAGATAGCTTTGACTGATTGAAGATAGGATTGCTTCCGGGTCGGGTCATCAAAGAATGATTGAACATGGGGAACACGTAAGGTAGTAACATCTTGTGATAAGAGATGCGCAAAGTGGTCCCGCACAATTTCAATATGTTGGATACGCCCTTTAGATAACCCTTGACGCTTTGACTCGTCAATCGTCCAATCGAATACTTGGCCAAAGGTAGTCATCTTACGTTCTGCAAAGGCATCTGGGTTACTCGCAAATTGTGCGAGCGCCTGGTACGCATCGGCTTGCTTAGTAAAAGTGCCGAGTGAACGCTTAATCGGTTTCCCTTCAGTAGTCCACCCAACTGTGATAACAGCCCGGTAAGGCTTACGAAGGTTTTTATGTTTCATTTTATATACGGATCCTGTTCCGTTGGCACGTTTCATGGCCATAATCTCATATCCTTCCTATAATTAAGCCCCTATCTGAGCAGTATCGGATAGGGGCTTTACTTTTATTTAAATTGAATCTGTTTAGCCTCTCCGTTGAGGTAGTAGGTTACGGTCGGTTTATTCGCATTGATGTAATCAACGAGGCCTGGCTGAACCTGTGCCACGTATATGGTGTGGTAGAAGAACGATTCAGGGAATATATCGAATCGGTGTGCAGGCGGTACGGTCTGCACAATCTGCCATCGCGCCTGTACAGACTTCCCATTAGGGAAGGTAAGGGTAGAGTTCTCTCCGCCCTGGGCTGATGTGAGTGTCCAGTCCTCAAGGACTACACTGGTTACGGTGTGACCGAGCACGGACTCATTTCTAAACTCGATGGACGGCTTAGGCCATAGCGCGAATAGGGCTACTCCACAGATAACTATTGCACTAATTAATACAATCAAAATGCGTTTGACAATCATTATACTAACCTCCCGAAGTTAAATAATGTGATGATAAAAGTCGATTCCGTCGATGTCACCATCATCAATTTGAGACATCCTAACCATACGCTCAACTAAATTAACGTGATGATCCACATAAAAGTCATCACGGATAATGTGACTTAACTCATGCTTTATTTCCTCCCTCATGCGTTCATGGGGAAGATTTTTATTAATGTAGATATTATGAGTGTCTACATCTTCTGATTCTTCAGAAACTGCTTTGGCATTTGGTAAGTCACAATAGATAAGGTTAATAACCAATACTACCACTCTCCCTTGTGTGTATTACTTATGTTTAGATTTTAAGAACTCTATGTATTTGACGGTTTCTTCCATTTCCTCTTTAGTAATATCTTTTGCTGCAGAAAAGAGCATGCGCGCACCGGGACGTGTACGTAGGTACTCCGCAAATTCTGCTGCTTCCGCATCAGAATAATATCCGTCCTCAACATGCTTCTCTACTAATTGAGATTTAGGAACCCCGAAATAATTCGCCATCATCTCTATTTTATCAATTCTAGGATAGGTGTTACCTTTAACCCAATCTGTAAAGGTCGTGTATTTAAAGCCCAAGTCAGCACAGATTTTATTTCGGTCTATTCCTCGGCTATCCATTAAGCGTTGAATATTTTCAGCCATAATGGCCTTATTACCTAAATCACTCATGTTGAAATCCTCTCGAATTAATATCGTTAATATACTTATATATTACGGTATTCACGTAAAAAAATCAATATTTTACGGAAATTTTACAATATTTTATGATTAATTTATGGACATTACGGTTTATCCGTACTACAATGATAACTGTAAACAGGAACTATACATCAGAAAGGAGGTAGCCCATGAAGTACACGTTGAAGATGTTGAGGGCATCGAGAAACTGGTCCCAGGTAACAGCGGCAACGCATGTTGGCGTATCAGTTGACACCTGGGGGAACTGGGAGCGTAAGCGTTCATTTCCGGACGTGCCACACATTAAGAAGATTCAAGAGGTGTTCAATGTGGCATATGATGACATTATTTTTTTATAGTGTATTACGGTTAAACCGTTACGGAATGTTAAGATTCTATCCAAATACAGGAGGTAAAACTATGAACAATGAAAAAGATGATCGTATCATCATCGAGCATTTACACGTCCAGCAGATTCATCGAACCGCTAAGATTGACCTCTGGTTCAACCGAATCCTTGGATTGTTGTCCTTTATAACGTTAGTCGTTGCCATCATCTACTTTGCAACGGTGCTAATCCTACTATGAACCCCACCATTACAGTGAAACAAATGGCTAGCGTTTTAGGCCTAACCCTTACAGCGGTTAGAGAGGGCATCGCTAACAACCATTACAAAGCCTTCGCCTATTGTTACGGCAAAGGTAAGAAACGAACCTTCGTCATTGACCGGTTCGGATTTGAAACATACCTGGCTCGAACAGGGAGAAGTGAAGAGTACATCAAGGAGGCATTTAATCATGCATGCATTTCTTAAATTAGTAGCCGGATTAATCCTCATGGGCTCCGTTGGTAGCCTCGAGATTGACCGCATAGGCTTTACTCAGTATTTTGTGCAATGCGCCTTGGGAGTGGCCTTATGGATTGTGGCCGAGCAAGGTCAAACAATCAGACGGCTCAAAAGGAGACAACGATGAGGCGGAAACCAGTCATCCCGATGATGCGGCTCAAGAACAGTTTCGACCTTAAGAAACTGATCTACGGTAACACGCCATATGGGTTATGTAGTTTCGCTGAAGTTATCGGTGTAAATCCGATGACCCTGGTCAAAATATCTAAGCACTTACCGGTGAGGATTTGCACGGCCAGGTTAGTCGCTAAAGGACTTGGCCAACGAATCGACTTCTTATTTGAACAGTGTTCGATTCAACAAAAGACCTGGGGCAATCGATTTGGATACCGCATGAAGCCAGAAGTGTTCCGTAAGGTGCTAGCTGATAAGGGCTTATCCATTCAAGACGTCGCTGAGATGTGCGGGATGCACTATGCAACCCTATACAGCCACCTCAAAGGCACCAATAAGTCGATGTCCTTTAGGAAGGCGGTTATCTTAGCGGATAAGTTAAGTATCGATATCGGATTGTTATTTGACTTTAGCCAGTATTAAGTGAGGCAATCCTCACATGGGCAATGATGGCCAATTGGTACGGAGCCCTAGTAGTATATTTTGCAATTTAACAGAAAGGAGGTTCCTATGCAGAACCCTACAAAGAACAACGTACGGACCTTTGTCAGAAGTCTGTACAACGCTCGGCTCTTGGAACAAACAGAAGCGGAAAGCGTAGCGCTCGAATCACACTACATTAGCCTTGAAGCTGACGGACGTGTAGCAGCTGCTGAAGCGTTCCACAAAGTCATTAACGGCTTACGTGAAGCGCGGAAAGGTGCCCAAGGTTTGGAAGAACTTGGCTACGGTACACTAGCGAATAAGCTTGTACCTGATGCGGATAACTTCATCAAACGTATGTGTAAACCACTCCACGAATGGTGGTATGACAATCTCGATGTTAATTCCGAGAAGGGCCAAAAGTGGCGTGCAGTCCTTGAAGTGGCCAAGCCTTACGAAATTGAGATTCGTAAGCTGAAGTCCGCACGGAATGCATTGAATAGCATTATCGATCGTTCGGCGTCAGGCAAGCAAGCCGTAGTCGAGCTTAAGAAATTTGGATTCGACTATGACACCTGGGCACATGCACAAGTTGATATCGGCGGTCCTTCTGACTTCGATATTCTTAAACGCCCAAAAGAAAATGACCGCATCAGTACTGGAACTACTGACACGGCCACATCAAAATAATTTTGACACTTATATTATACGAGGTATTTGAACTATGAACAAGAAAGTAATTGTTTCCACGCTCGGAATAACCGCGCTAGCGGTTAACGTGTTCGCACAAGGTAGTAATTTAGGCCCTAATGGCACCGCTAATGGTGACGCAAGCCTTATTATTGGTACGAATAATACAACCACTACAAACGCTACATCCGCCTTCATCGCGGGCACTCAAAATACAGTATCTGCTCCAAACGGCATTGCCTTTGGTACGAATAACACGGTTTCCGGCGAAAATGG